CAGCTGGCCGGGCGGCCGCGTTCAACGCGACGATCAGGTCGTTGCTGTCGTCGCCGTCCACGCGCAGATGGACCTTGGCCTCCGCGAGGGAGACCGGCTCCACTGCCGGGCCGGTGACCAGAGTGAGTCCCATAGCGGTACGGCTCGCGCGACCGGATGACCGCGCGAGCCTGCCCCGTTGACTAGTCCGCGATCACGCTGACGGCGTTGGCCGGCGCGCGCTGGTCCTTGAGTTCGACCAGGTAGAACAGGTAGCCGGTCTGCGCGCTCGCGCCGATGTCCGCCACCGTCGCGCGGATGCAGTCGAAGCCGCCATCGGCGTCGAGTTCATCCGGCGTGAACTCCACCACCCACAGCGCCGACTCTTCGGCCGACGTGGCGTTGGTGAGGGTGTTGGTGCTGACGTCCGCCGACGCACTCGACCACGCAGCCGTGGACGCCAGCGAGGTGGCCGCCTGCTTCTTGAAGGCCGACGCGGTCGGGATGTTGAGCGCCTTGACGCTCGTGCCGCTGACGTCGGTGGCCTGCTGGATCGTCAGGGTCGGGTCTTCACCCGCCGTGCCGACGCCGCTGGTGAAGACGATCGCCACGCGCTTGGCGTTCTTCAGGGAGATGTAGTCGCCGTTGTTGGCCGCCGTGGCGAGGTTCACCGCCGGGAAGCCCTCGACGATCTGGAACCGTTCGAGAATCAAGCTGTTCATGTGTCCCTCTGCGTGTGATGAACCAGAGGTGTGAGGCCACAGCCCCACACCCCCAGCGAATCAGAACTGCTGCGTTCGCCTCAGTCCTACGTGGCGATCGCCACAAAGGGCGACTGCGTGGCCGAGCCCTTGAAGGGCGTGAGCGCGCTGACCCAGGCGGGCTTGCCGTCCACGCGCCAGGTCACGCGGAACGCCATCTCGTCGGTGGCGAACGCGACGTGCATGGACGCGGCGGTCTGGAGCAGCTTCTGGATGAACAGGTACTGCGACAGGTCGACCAGCATGAAATCGCCGACCGTGCCGAGCGTGGCGTTGTACTCGGTCTCGATGACAGGCTTGCCCTTGATCCGCATCACGCCGTCCTCGCCGTAGGTCACGAAGCGGACCGGCACGTCGTTGGTCGCGCCAGTGAAGAACAGCTGGTCGAGGTCCGGGTTCACGTCGGTGTTCGCGAGCCACACCGCGTTGGCCTTGGCCCGCGCGTGCATGCGCGCCCACATCGCGATGACGTCGGCGTGCTTCACGCGGCTCGAGGTCGTGCGCGTGGTCGAGACAAGCGCGGCCGAGCGAAGGATGCCGGTCGGCATGCCCGCGCCGGTGCCGTTGAGGATCGAGTCCTCCACGAGGAACCGCACTTCCTCGGTGAACGCCTGGAACATCACGTCGCCCATCGCGACGAAGTCCGCGAGGAGTTCGTCGGTGGCGTAGCCGAGCGCCGCCAGCTTATTGAGCTTCAGCTCCAGCTTGCGGAACTTCGGCTTCGTCGCGGTCGTACCCGTGCCCTCGTCGACCCAGTACGCCTGAACGCCGCCCCAGCGCGAACCCGTCGCGCGGCTGGTCTCATCGACCGCCCGCATCGAGATGCCGTTGGAGTTCTCACCGAGGTTGATCTGGCGCACCGCATTGAGCAGCGCACCGCCGGTGAACACGTTCTGGATGATGCCGGCCGCCAGGTCCGTCTGGACCATGAAGCCGCCGTCCGAGCCGATCTTCTCGCCCGCGCCCTGCGCCGCCGCCTGCAGCTGCGCCAGCGGCTCGCTGAGGGTGTGCCGCGTGGTGGCGCTGTAGACGTCCTGCAGCTGACGCCCGAAGGCGTAGCGCATCGCGGTGGCCGCGTCCATGCGGGGCAGGCCGTGGTAGACGATGGGCGCGCCGTTCGGGGCGAACTTCGCCAGTTTCTCTTCGTCGCCGGATTCCCAGCGGCCGGTGGTCTTGACGCCGCCAGCGGTCACCCGCTCCTGGTGGAAGTCGGAGGTGGCCTGCGCGCGCTCCTCCTCGCCCATGCGGCGGAGACGGTCGATGTCGCCGTCGATCGCCGTGATGTCCTTGTCGATCGCGTCAAGGCGAGCACTCTGCTCGTCCGTGCGGTTGCTCGCCGCGATGTCCAGCAGCTTGAGCCCTTCGGCCTTCAGCTCGGCCCGCCGGTCGAGTGCAGTGTTCAGTCTCGTGGCCATCTCGCCTCCATGCGTGGTCCGTTGAACGAAAAAAGGGCGCGTATGTGAGCGCACCGAACGCACGGACAGAAGCCCGGCGGGGTGGACTCACACACGCGCCATTCAACGGAAGTCCGCGGTGTGTAGGGTCAGACTAGACCATCGCGTCTCGCTGTGGGTTTTGTGTTCGCGAAATGGTCGACTCGATACGCTCGCGCAGCACACGCGCTAAGGAGACGTCGCGCCGTTGCGCCTCACGGGCCAGCGCATCGAAGGCCGACGACGGCAGGCAGACCGTCGCCGGAATCAGCTTCTGCCCATCCGCAAGCTTGGGCCGCGGCATCAGGCCAGCCGCATCCGGCGCGCGCGATCCGCCTCGCTCGCCACCATCGTCGCGACAGGCTCCGCAGCAGCCTCGACCGCCACCGGCTCCGCGTCGGCCCTCGGTCCGATACTCGGCCCGCGCCCATTGATCAGCCGCTGCAGCGTGTCGTCCATCGTCGCGATTCGGTCCGCCATCTTGAGCCGAACGGCTTCCTTGGCCCCGACCAGCCGTCCCTCGCCGAACCCGCCGCGTACTTCGGACAGCGGCACGCCGCGACCCTTGGCGATGTCCGCCGTCATCAGCGCGTAGAAGTCATCCACGCGCGACTGGATAGCCGCGTGCGCCTCTTCGGTCAGGGGCCCGGCCCCTTCGGCCTTGTACTTCCCGGCCGAGATGACCGTCCGCTTGAGGCCTTCCTTCGCTTCCGCCTCGGAGGCATCGACGTGCGCGGTGATGACCCCGATGGACCCGACGTCGCCGCTCGGCGTGACAACGATCTCCGAGGCGCCAGAGATGGCCCAGTACGCCGCCGACGCCGCCAGCGCGTTGACGTGCGCCGTGATCGGCTTGCGGGCCACACCAGCGCGAATCTCCGCGGCGAGCTCGGTGACACCGGCCACGGTTCCGCCTGGTGAGTTCACGTCGAGCAGGATCGACCCGACGTTCGGGTCCGCCAGTGCCTGCTTCAGCATGGCGGTCACGCGCTCGGTCGAGACGCCTCCGGACATCTCCGACATGCCGCCCATCCGATGCGCGATCACGCCCTGCACGGGAATCACGGCCACGGCCCCAGAGCGCGAGACATCCGCCCGCGATCCGCCGTCACCGATCCGAGCCTGCAGCTCCTCCGCGGTGAACTTCCCGCCGCCGATGTGGAACTCGAGGATGGCTTCGATCTCGTCGAGCTTCGTCGGCAGAATCGCCCACGGGGTCTCGGCGACGTACTTGGCGATATGTGCGTACTTCACGCGGCCACTCCTTCTCCCAGCGCCCACTCGGCCAACCAGGTCGCATAGGCGGGCTGCCCCCATGCGTCCAGCGCGGCGAGGCCGCCTTTCTCACCGAGCAGCTGCTCGGCCTGCTCCGCGCAATACACCGCGGCCGTCTCAGGAGGCATCAGCAGCGTCTGCGCCACCAGTGCCGCGTGGCCCGCGTAGAACTCCGTGACGGCCGCCGCGTACGCGTCCGCATCCGCCGCGTGCCGCTTCGCCAGCTGCTGCACCGCGGCCACTTCCTTCCGGAGCACCCGCCCGGCCGCGGCCACCGCGATGGCATGCGCCTGCGGCGAGACAGGCTCCGGGTCAGGCAGGACGACGGCCGCCGGCGGCGCGGGCGCTGGTGCCTTCGGTTCCGCACTGCGCGCCGCGGGCTGGTTGCCAGTCAGGTGTGCCGGCGTCAACGGCTCGTCCAGCCCCGGCAACGACGGGCGATTCTCCATCCGGCGCACTTCGTTCCGAGTGTAGGTGCCGGTCGTGATGGCGTCGACGTAGGCCGCCCAGCGGGTCGACAAGTCGCCGCGGGCAATCGCGTTGCGGTTGAACTCCGCGTAGTACTTCTGGGGAGCGGAGACCAGCTGGGTGTTGATCGACATCTCGATCAGCACCAGCCACCACCCCATCGTGAAGTCGATGAAGTTCCGGTTGAACTGCTCCGCGTTGCCGAAGCTCGGGTCGCTGTTCTCGAGCATGTGCCGCGGCACCCCGAGGAATCGCGCAACCTCGTCGATCCCGAACTTGCGCGAGAGCAGCATCTGGGCATTCTCAGGCGTCAGCCCTTCCGACTGCACCCACTTCGCGCCCTGCTCCAGCACCTTCGGCAGATGCCAGTCGCCGTGCGAGGTGCTGAACGACTGCGCCATCCGCCTGGACGCGTCATCGGTGAGCACGCCTGGCACCTCCAGCGCGCCGGCGCTCAGCGTGCCGCGCGAGAAGATGCGGCTGGCGAACTGCTCGAGCACCGTCGTCAGGCCGAGACAGTCACGCGCGTAGGACAGCACGCCGCGCCCCTGCACGCCGTCCGTCGAGAGGATGTGCAGATGGAAGATTTCATCCTGCAGCGCCGTGGTGGTGCCACCGGTCTTCGCGTCCTTGATCTGGTAGACCTTCCGGCGACGGTTGACCAGCTTCGGCGTCACCGTCGTCGGGTCCTGAATCGGCTGCAGCTGGCTCACGAAACCGCGATCGCCCGCTTCTATGAACGCGTAGTGGTTGCCGTGGTCGATCAGGTGATACCCCAGCATCCGCCGCCAGTCGAAGGCGTTGAGCCAGTCGTTCGGCTGGTGGTGAATGAGGTCGTGCAGCGGATGGCCGCTTGCCTTCTGCGGCCCTTGATCGTTCGGTAGGTTCTCGAACATATCCAGCGGCAGCATAGCGATGCCGGTGGCGATGATCTCGCGCCCGCGAAACCACGCGGACACCTTGTTCGCAATCTCCGGCGAGACCCGCACACCAGACGGGGTCGACGTCCCAACCGGACCGAACCAGAAGTCATCGGTGGGGCCAGGCGTGGCGGCTCGCAGGGAACCGGTGAGCAGTCGTCCGAGCACGTCCATCAGGGCATCCTCTGGCGCAGGAACGGCCACGCGCCGATCACCATCAACACCACCCCCGCCGCGACATTGGCCGCGGACGAGGACCATTGCGACAGCCCGACATACGCCGTCGCAAAGCCGAGCGCGAACACGATCGCGTTCACGTTCTCACTGACCACCGCGCCGATCTGCTGCCACCTATTCGCCAAGGGTCCGCACTCCACGCGTCAGGTAGACGCTCTGCACCGGCGCCGGTTCGCGAATCCACAGCGCAACGCCGATCGTCGGCGCGATGATCGGGTCGATGCGGCCTCTGCTGCGACCCTTCGCGAACATTAGGTTGTCCTTGCCGTCACGCTGGCCGACCGTGTTGGCGCCAGACCACGCGGTCACCGGGCACCCGCAGGCATCCACGGCGCCGTCCAGAATCTCGGCCTGCATCCGCAGGCAGGCGCTCGACATGCCTTGGTAGGTCTGCGCCACGCCGATGACGGACTCCTCGGCGAAGCCGTCATCCTTCACCAGCTCGTCGACCAGGTGGTCCGCATGCCACGGGTCGAAGCCGATGCGCTCGATGTCGTACTTCGTGCGCAGCAGCGCCAGCTCCTCACGTACGACCCGGTGATCGATCCGCGTGCCCGGCGTGGCGATGAGCCAGCCCTGGTCCCGCCAGACCTCGTACGGGGCGCGGTCACGGTGCGCGCGGTCCGCCAGCGTGTCGGCCGGAGTCCAGATGCGCTGAATCACGCACAGCTTCGGCCGACCCGGTGTCGGTGGAAACACCAGCGACAGCACGCACAGGTCGATCTTGCTGGCGAGGTCGACGCCCACAAAGCACGATTCGTGCTCAAGCATCGCCTCGAAGGCCTGCCGCTCCATGCGGCTCTGGCCCTTGCGCCACCCGTCGACGGAGAGGCACGGCGCCGTAGCGTTGACCCACATGTTCAGCCGCTTCTGCTTGAACTCGGCCGCCGCGGACGGCATCTTCTGCGCCTTCGCCGCCAGCTTGCGCATGTCCTCCGGGTTCACCGAGATGCCCCAGTGCGGATTCGCCTTCTGCCAGGTCGACTCCGCCCACGGGTCATCTTCGGGGTAGGAGACGATAAGCCTGTCGCCCTCAAGCCTTCCGAGCCGTCGCACGGCGCAGGTAGGTGAGTGCGCGTCGAACTCCGTCCGCAGAGTCTCCGAGGTAACCGATCCCGGTGTTGCACTGCTTACAGAGGAGACCCCTGATTCGCCCGGTCTCATGGCAGTGATCCACGGCGAACCATTCGCCGGCAACGCCGCAGATCCCGCACCGGCCACGCTGCTTCGCGAGAAGTCGCTGGTAGTCCTCGACTGAGATCCCGAACTTGGTCTTGAGATTGTTGCGCCTACTTCCGGCGCGTGATTTCTCGGGATTGTCTTTTCGCCAGCGCTGCTGGTTGCTTCGGGTCCTGTCAGCGTTCTTGACGGCCCACTCTCTGACCTTCCGCTTCGACCGTTCGTGATAGCCGGGATTGACGGACTTGAGCCAGCGCTGGTAGCAGTTCTGGCAGAGGCCGCGCGCAAAATGCTTTCTGTCTGGATGACACTCTGGCGCGCCGTGTGGAGGTCGTCCGACTCGCTTGTTCGGCATGAACACAATCTTAGCATTTCATGCACTGCATCAAACGAATCGTATGAAGCCGAATAGGCTGAATCGGCGTGCGCGATGAACGCGAAGAACGACAGCGTCGAGGCGTCGTCTTCCAGGACACCGTCGAGAATCTTGCAGGCGTAGTCGTGCTGGTCACCGCAGACGGAGACCGGGTCGTCGCCGGCCGTGGTGATCTGGAAGATCAGCGGGTTCAGGCGCGCGCCGGTCGCGCTCTCCATCACGTCCAGGAGCCCGCGGGTCTTGAACGCGTGCAGCTCGTCGACCCCCACGAAGTGCGGGTTGAGACCGTCCGTCGTGTCGGAGTCTGACCCGAGCGGCTCGAGCTTCGACTCAGACTTCAACTGGTGGAGGTTGGCGGCGTTAATCTTGATGCGCCCGCCCAGCCCGCTGGACTTCACCAGCTTCTTCGCGGCGTCGAACGCGATCTTGGCCTGCTTTTCCTTGGTGGCGATGC